TCCGCGCGCAGGCGTTCGTTTTCCAGCTCCAGCTGGTTTCCGATCGGCTGCGGGCTTAACGCGTTCATCACTGTTGGTTTTGCCAACAGGGACGTTGTCGCGTTTCGCACTCGGCGGCTTGCCGCCTCCAACATCACTAGGTGTGCGTCGATGTCCGTGCGGACGCTGCCCGTTAGTGGGCTTGCGTGACGTTTTGTTGCCTCCGTCACGTTGCTCACTAGCGTTTCCAGTTGCTCGGGTAGCGCCGTCAGGATTGCGAGTAATCGCATTCTGTTCTTGCATTTGTGTTTGTGTTCGTGGCCCCAGCCCTACTTCGGTACCGTCAGGCATTATAGCTTGCGAGTACGGGACTTCTTCCCTTAACAAAGTAGGCATGTTATCCAGCGAGACTCCATCCAAAGCCCTTGCGTACGACCGTAGTTGTTCAACGGTGAAACCGGTTCGAGTGGCTGTTACTTCCCACATCAGATCCTCGTACGCTGCGTCTTGCGGCCAACTGGCATCTTCGCCAGCCGAGACCCAATAATTGGTGTCCCGGGCCCGATCCTTACGGGCGTTGCGCTTCTCCAAACTACTGCATTTGCCCACCATTTGATTGGAAACAAATTTGCAGTAATGGCTGGTTATAGGGCTCATCTTGTCAGTTACCAGGTAGCCCGATACCCGATCCATAGCGGCATCGGGTAGCGAAACTAGTTTATCACGGCTGGTAAGGTGAAGTTTGCGCCAAGTCCTTAAGGGATCTTGAATTGTCGTGGTCGTGTTTTCCGGATCAATGTAGACTCTCGCGAGGAAAGTCACTCCATGATCCGGCTGGTATTTTTCAATTTTCAGCTGCATGCCAACATGTTTTGCGACCTTTGCGAAAGCTTTGGCATAGGTGGATTCAAACAAGGAATCATCACCAAAAGCCAAACCAATACTAGCAAAGGCGGTTGCTGCAGAACATTGTGGTAGCGTACGACGCACGGCGCAAAATTGCAAGAAGCCATTCAACACGGTATTTAAATCACATGTTGTTGGCGAGCCACTCTTAACCCCAGCCCCGGAATCATATCTGAAACCGAAGCGTTTGGATTTAGACGGGCAGTGGACTAAGTCATCTGTATACCGGATCAGTTCATGTCTACCGCTTGCTCCAAAATATCTGTGCAATGCGGCATTCATGACATGACGCTGCAACCATGGACTAACCGTACCATCGAAATTTGAAAAATCCCCCTCAATCGGGTGTGTAGCCACACCCTGTAATTCCCGCACATATTCCACCACTCTATCAGCAATAGCGGCAGGCGCTAAACCTGGGCAGAACCAAGGTAGAGCGTGCAGCACTTTATCACGGAAGCTGAGAGTGTAGGCAGACAGTCCAACTAAATAGCGGACGTCACTGTATGCGGAAATTATACGACTGGGTTTGTTGGTGGGTTCATTTTTAATGAAGCACTCAATTCCACTCCTGTGTTTTTCCTCCAATGTTTCCATCACGCCTCTGACCGCAGCCATTTGCGAGGGTTTGTTTAACATTGTTAGGGTGGTTTCCAGTTCGTAGGGGTTACCTGTACCAGCAATACTTTGCGGTATCAGTTCATTCAAAAATTCGTCGGCCCAGGTTTTGTAGACCGAATTGGGTACAGTATGGTTTTTCACAAAGGTAACACGGGTGTCAATCGAAGCAGAGGTCGCTTCCCACCTTTTGATCATCGGTGCCAAATTAGCATCCGAGACAATGGGGGAAGAGTAAGCTCGCATCGAGACTTCAACCGTGTCACCGTCCATGATTGGTACGTACAGGGGCATTACCATTGGTCGGCCAAGCACCGTCGTATAGTTCTTAGTTACGACAGTGCCGGCATGGTATTGCAAGAACAGTGATCTTTCTTCCGAGGAATACTCGTCTCCGATGGGTGGAACCATCTTCAACATACGTGTAGTCACCGATTGGGGGTTGGTTACGCCCATGAGTACGTCATAATGTTTCTTAAACATGCTGACGTGGGCAGTCTCACCATCACGGGCCAAATCGATAATCAATTCGTCGCCTTGCGTGATGATGGAATTCCAACCTTTCCTCTTATCGGTGAACACTATGTGCTTAAGCTCGCGAGCAATAATGCCCTGCAAAAACTTAAACTCATAGCACGTATAACTTGGCGCCGTCCACACTAACAAGCGGTGTGGCATATTCACCCATGGGCGCGCACAGTAAACCTTCCTGATCATTATCCTTCTAATGCCGATTAGAGCCAAACATCTTGACCACCAATTCTGTTTCATATCCACTTTAATGAATTCGCCGTGTACGTTCCAGTCCCAAACGGGATGGTTCCATACGTTTCCGCCGCCCGGCATATATTTCACCAAATTGTTCTCTATGGTGAAGTCTGCATCCCCGTCCTTTCCTGCCATAGTCACTGGGCTAAATCCGAAGTGTATGGAGTGGCAATTGGTCCCCAAATACTTGCTCCAATCACGAACGTAATAGTCCGTATCAATGGTCACAAGTAAATGTTCTTCAGTTGGTGTGGGATTTCCAATTCCATGATCAAGGTCCTGGGGTGCGATATGCTGCACAATGTGTGCACCTGGCTGGCTACGAGCACTGGGGCTAATTTCCATAACTTGCAGACCTAAACGTCTGGAGAAGTCCTGGATGGTAACCCTGGCTGAGTCGCGAATGCGGCCGCAAACTGCATGGCCGTTATCAT